GTTTGTTACCCCACACCTCTTCGTGAAAAGTGGTATGAAGTTTCAAAATACTCATTTCTGAGCAACGGCCCTTGCCGTAATGTAACACTTAGTTACATAGATCTATTACGCTTAATGAATTAAATTACCGAGGAACTGTATGAATATGCAGTATCATTTGGGAGTTTCCTTCTTTTTTCTAGTAGACCTGAATTTAATCAGATACCGCACAAAAGTACTAAAAACTTCCATCAACATCATATCTCTGTAGTATTCGATAAAATCATAATACGGACATAGATTAATAAATAAGTAATTAAGAGAACTGGGCTTACCCAGTTGAGAATGCATAAGTAGCTAGCCTAGTAATAGTCTGACTCACTGTAGTTGCAAGGTTAAAGTCAAAGTTGATCGTATCGCTCTCTGTTACCCTCATAAGGAGGAGTAAGTATTGAACGAGATCAGATCCACCGGAATTCAAAACAGCAATAGCTGAATTGGCTCCTGACTCTGCACCTAAAGTAACTTTTGTAGTGAAGTTGATATTATTGACTGATGTACCGATTACAACCATACTCATTAAGTATTCGCCACCACGAAGGACATGAAATCCTGAGTGGCCGACGTTTTCTACCTGAAGTATGGGGTATTTGGAGTATGCTTGGATGTAGCCATAAAATGGCGCAGCCTTCGTAGCTCCAGATGCTGTAAATCGTTGATCAAGCGCAGGCAAATACCCCGTTTGAGGGGTGCTTAGCTCAACATCATACTCAACCCAAAGCTCTCCGATGTCTGAGGAATCTATCTGACCTTTAGTGGCCACATATAGACTTCCAGTATCGTAGGTTTTAATATCTTGATCATTTTGTAAAGTAGCATCACGGATGTAATATGAACGCCTCTTACCGAGGTTATCTCTTTTACATTCCATCACTAATTTCTCGTCCCAAGTTGGTCCTCGAGCTGCATCATCGTACTGTAACATATGTTGTTTATCAACAGGTGTTGGGTCTGATGCATTGTAGTCGGGGGCCAGCATTATGGAACCAGATTTAAGTGCCGATGATTCTGTACGAAAAATGAATCTAAGTCTCAAGAATCGATAAGACTCGTATTTGTTGGCAATGTTAGATAACCACGGAAATGTCTGGGACATACCTGGATTCATAGGATACTTTCCTATCGAAAACAAGGATGAACCGGAGATATCTGCGATATACTCTTCATTACGAACTCGGATCTTACCTTTTGAGGCTTGGATATTCGCTTCGTTGAAATGTTTCTCTTTGCTGTAAGTTGCAAGGTTGGCTATAAGAACATCTGATTTCTCAGACTTTCCTTTGCCTTTAACTTGTACTTTACTCTTATTTTTATTATTCTTTTTGTTTGTCATTTTTATGGGATACACCATGACTAGCCGACTGTTCATCTGGTTACAAGGCATCTTGCCTCTCACCCGTGCAGTCTGTTGGCATTTACATTGCCCCTCCTATCTACATCCAAAGTATTTAACGATACTAAGGCAGCAGAGAGAGAGGAGTTATGATTTAGCTTGGAAACTATTAAGTCTTACGACACCAATTTGGGTGATTAATAACCGGACCCCATGAACGATCTTACTCGAACATCTGTTAGTTTAACGTCATTCCGGACTATGGGTTGTTATGTGTGTATCAAAATTCAATATGTAGATGATTGTAGCATTCCGCTATGGACAATAAAGAAGAAATTCCTTCTTCTTTCTCAGACTGTGTTTTGAAATAATGTTATTAGGTTTAAAGGAGAGCAGTTGTCTGTATCCTTTAAAGTAGTTCGGACTACGATTTGCGTAGTCGGACGGTATCTCGTATCCTTCGTAACTCATAAGTAATTTAAGATACTCATCGTTGACACGACGAGAGTCTTGATAAAAATTAAGTGGTCCAAAAAGTGGACGTCCTTTATTATCAATAAATGGTAATTCTGGACATCGCATCTTATTAAAATGCTTAATTGTCTTCTTAGTTACGTTTGAAAGCTGTGATTGACTCGGGAAGATATTCTGAACCTCGCCATCTAGTAAACCTTGAGCATACTTACGTTGCTCGTATGTTATCTTGTAACGATTATTTTTGAAAGTAGGGTTAAAACCCAAGCCTCCAAAAGAACGCGGAACAAAATAATTAGGTCTAAATGAAAGTTTCTTTGGGAAGAGTTTTTCAACTCTTTTAGAAAAAACCTTTCTTAGAAAGTGCGCAGTTTCAGGTACATCTCCTAGCTTATTCCATACATCTGTACAATTTTGAATCGTAAGCTGACTTTCGGACTTGACATTTTGTCCAAAAGCTAACGAAAATCTCGAATATTTTACTTCCCTAATACACTTCTGCGTAACTTTAAACAATTTAGAGTTAATTGTTACATAATTCTTATGTTTCAAACTCTTAATTGGGTTTGGTTGAAGACCTATCCCTTCGGAGTAGAAAGACTGCATTTTATACAGTTCTTCTGATCCTTGAAAGGCAAGATCATCACCATTTAGTTTACATGGAAGTGCACTGCTATTGTTCATGAAATTCTTAAACGATATACCTTCGACCAGTTTGGCCGCCTGATATAGCGTAAATAGATTCAAAAAACACAACAGAGGGAAGCTAAGAGGGTGACCCATCATCTGACCATTCTTTTGTTCAACTGCCTCTACCTTGTCAGGGTAGTGGATCTTGTTGAAGAAGGATCTTCTGATATGATAAGCCACCTTAGCCTTAATATCGAGCACATCAAGAAAGTAGTCAAGAAATACCATTGATGCCTTGGGTGAAAGAAGATCAGTTGCTGACGTATAGTCAACACTGAAATAGAACTTATCAGCTCTAAAATTCTTAAACTCCTGCATCATATCGAGTATTGGATGACTGCTCATTGTATGAAATCGAGTCTTTTTCCAAAGACTTTGAAGTATCCCCTGGAGTGGCCTACATAATGTGTAGATCGCTCCGGGTCCTAGAGTGATTATTCTAAATTTTCCTGGTTCAGGAATTACATGAATCTTCAACTCTGCTTTCTCGTCTTCAGCTATATTCAAACATTTGTCTACCTGTTTGTTATCGTAATGGCTTAGTAAATATCGGTTCTTTAAGCTTAATTGTTCATTAATTGAACAATAGCCTCTAGTTCCATGTTTATGTCTACCGTTAGCATAACAGGCTCCAAATGTAGGTTGAGTTAATCTAGTCATCTTTTTCTTGAGCTTTTCTGCTCCTCCAAAATATTCAACTAGATTCCTAACAAAATCCCCAAGCTCATCCAATATTGAGGGAAGGACTGTAATCTCATGAGTTACATTGTACTCATGTTTTAAAACAGCCTTCTCTAAATATTTCGTCGATAGCTTGTTCCAACATCTCTTACTTTCATAGATACTACGACAGAAGGACATCCATTTAATGGATCCTCTATTTGCCATAGAAGCTTTGGAAGCAAGAAATCTCTTCAAAAACCCGGATATAAGGATAAATCCGGCAGTCTGTCCCACACTTCTTGCTTGGAGGGCCTGGATATCTTTTTTCAAAGTTACCTCCAGGTCATCAATATAAGCATGTCGAAAGAATGTTAATGCATTGTAACATAAAGAAGAATTCCATTTCAGGAAATTCTTCCTTTTTACAATATTGCAAAAGTTCTTTAGACACAGAAGTATAGGGGTGAATGATTTGTCCGTGCAATCTAACGCGCGCGCGACTCTTTCGCCATCTAGCAGACCATTCAAATCCGCAAGATCAGAGCATTCTCTATGTATTTTTTCAACATTTATGTATTGCAATGCTGTACAAAAAAACTCACGTCCAGTTTTATCTGGTATACGTTTTTTTGGGGGAGAAGTGTTACATTTAAGA